GTATTTAATGCATCCTGGCTTTTAGTAATTGAGCCAGTTACGGTCAAAAGTTGCTGAAAAGCCGGCCTTAGTTCATCATCTAGTACGCCGGTAGTTTTCTGAAGGTTAGCAATATAATTTTCTACACCCGGCGCGCTAAATTGGTAACCGGTGTTTTTTAATTGAACCTCTAATGATTTGGCCGCTCTTTCATCGGCTGCAAATGCCTGGACCGCTTTCTTGCTGTAATTCGTTAAAGCCCTAACGCTAAAAGCAGCAGCGAATACTTTGGCGAAACTCTTAACCTGTTTTTCAAAGGTGCTTATTTCTTTCTGGCCCTTTTTTAATCCCTTGTTATCAAAGGTGCTAACCGCCGATACGACAATATTAGCCATTACGCTACCTTCTTAATCTCGGTGTCTTTTTTGAACTGCACAGCTACGGTTTCAATTGCGTTTACTACCGCCGGTATAACAGTATTTTTAGTTTCATCCCATGCTCTGTAAACCACTCGGCCCTTTTGTTTACCCTGGCCTTTCATCGTGCCTAACATTTCAGCAGCCAAGTTAAACTGCTCAGGTGCGTTAGGGTTTATTGATCCAGGTCCGGAAGGTTGTTTTAGGCGACCGGCCCATTCAAATATCATTCCAGGAGCCTTGGTATTAGCTACATAAAAGGCTGCGCTAAATCCGGATCTATTGCGCTTATTTTTGCCTGCAGAATAAACTATGCCATCTCTAGCTGTTGCGTAGTCGTATGGTGGAAATGGCCTATAACCAATAGTGCCTGTAGAAGCGGTAGGTCTAGCCCAGCCACTTAATACTTCACTTTGGCCCGGTAAATAACCCCGGGCTTTGTTACGCACAACAAGCATTTGAAATTTAATATTTTTAGACATTTCTTTATTGAGTTGCGGATCTACGTTACGCATCGCCTTTTGGAGTTGTTTAACGCCGGTTACGTTTACTGGCATTTTTTATCTCCTTAGCTCTATCTCGTAAGACCTGAATGATGGCTGAAAACATCTCCGGATCCATTTCTATAAATTCCTTAGGCGCGATTCCAGTTTCTACGCTTAGCGCAGCGATACTGAAAGTAAGTGAATCACGCCCAGTTATTTTTTTTCTTCGTCTACTACCTCAACAGTATCTAAAGTATCTATAAATTCGGCTCCGAAAAGTGGCACGGTGATATTGGCCCTACGTAAACACTCCCAAGCAAGCCAATAAATATGGGTTTGCTGTTCGTGGTCGCGTAGCATTTTGCTAATACCAGCTTGCCACTTTATCTCGAAAGCATATTCGACACCCGGCGTAATCTTGTGTTCGGTAACTTCGCCGTTAGCCCTTGTTATCTTTAGCTTTGCCATTATTGCTCCTTAGAAGGTTCCTGATGTTGCGTATGCAACGGTAGAATTGCAAGTAAAAGTAATACTTGCATTATTGATACTAGCTACATCGCCATTAATCGGTGTTAGATTATTAATAAGAATCGATACGGTGTATAGCGGATTAGTTGCGCTTACGGCTGTACCTTTTACCGGAATCAATACTGCGGTTACAGTAGTACCATAATTAGTCTGCAGTAATGTAGTAATTTGAGAAGCTGCAAAATCGTTAAAGAAGTCCAGCGACAGGGTGCTAGATTCTAAGCCCTTGGTAAATTTATGAGATAAATCTCCAAGTGCGCTGATTTCTAACTCATCGAAGGTTTGTGTAAGTGTTGCGCTTGATACGTGGTCGCTAATATCTACGGTTGCGATTTTAACGCCAACGCTCGAGTTAAGCATTACGGCCATTTTATTATTCCTCTTTCTCTGCGGTTGGCGCAGCCTTTGGTTTTGGTGCTTCTTTTATCTGTCCAATTCTGGCCAGAAAGTTGTTATGGTTTATATCGTATTCATCTGACATTTTAGCTCCAAGTTGTTAGGGTTGAAATTGTAATTTGGCAGGTCAGCAGCGGACCGCTCGCAGCATCTAAAATACTAGGTGCGGATACGGTGCCAACATTAAGGACCAGGCTAGAACTGGCGATTTTAGTAAAGACCGCTACTATAAAATCCTCTATACCTGCTAGGTTCCCCTGGTTATCGAACGCAGGCACAGCTATTAAAATATTAAAGTTAGCCAATGGCGCAATCGTACTGTAATCGTTATTAGTAGGAGTTATGTACGGATCAGCCGGAATAATCGAAACACTATTAGCCAATAAATTAGGAGCCGGGTAAGCAAAGGTAGACCATACGCCGGGATTTGCCAGGTCATTAGCTATTGTGGTTCGAAGTGTAGTAATCGCTTTAGGTGGCATAATTAGCCGACTAACGCTGAAGGATTAGCGTACGGTTGAATAAGTCCGCGTACCCTGTTAATCAATTGGAAGCCCATTTTATAAGGCGACGGTGTATAGCCATCGATTCCATTAGGTGAACTTTGAGCGGTTTGCCGGGCCTGCCAGATATCTACGGCTAATACCATTGCAGCTTGACGGATAGCTGGCGTGGTTGCGTAGCTGGCTGTTTTTGTATCTGGCCCGGTCGCGGTACCGTATGGAAGGACACGATGGAAAGCTTGATTAGCAGTTACCTTGGCGTATTGGATAAATGAATAACCATTAGGGTAATTGGTCCACGCCCAATTCCACCACAAGGCAGGGATGGAATTAGAGGTACCAGTACTCCAAGGCACTGTCCCAGTTAAAGTATAAGTCCCATTGTAGGTCGCACCGGACGCAGCAATAGTTACATTTTGACCGGTTACAAAGATACCGGGATTAGCTATTAAAAGCGTAGCCACGTTATCTTGAACCATGGCTGCTACGACTGGCGCGGTGTTAAACCATAAATATTGATTAAGTAAATCCTCTGCTGTTTGGCAGACACTTTCTACATCGGCATTAGAGTACAGAGTGCCAATCCCTAAATTATCACGAAGCTCCTGCATCGTTACATAACTAGCCGGCATCTCTGTACTCCTATCTTTAATAGCTCTGTAGGGTTAAGGGCTACTAAACCCTACAGATTACTTATGCTTTTATTAAGCCTTCATGTACTTGTAGATACCGCCAGGCATCTTGGCAATTGTCGCCATGAAACCGTAGATAGCCACTTGGATTTGTAAGTTAGATACTACGTTCACGCTCATGTAAGCCTGTGGTGAGCGGTATACCGTAAATGCCTCTGGCGCAAGGATTATCGCGGAGCCATCATCGAATGTGGTAGCTGCGAAGTTCTTATCTACGTATAGATCAAGTCCTAACACGTTGCCCCGGATCGTTGATGGTCGTACTTGGCCGGCAGCATTCATAGGCTGAATCGCATTGTAAATAGGGCGACCAGTTGTATCTGTAGCACCAAGTAGAGCCTGGTATTGAGAAGGATTAGCTAGGTAGTTCTGCGCGAAGTAACCAGTATTTTTAAAGATATTGGCTGATGCTTCGGCAGTGAAATCAATAATACCGGTGCTGTCTGCAGTTTCATTTGATGCAGCAGTAGCAGCAGTTATTAAAGCAGCGTTTACCGCAGTATTAGTTGCAGTTAAATATGCATTTTGTAACTGGGTTGTAAGCTCGGAATAAAAATTCGGATCCGACCTTTCAAGGAGCTCGACGCTCAGCGTATTCATACCAGAATATTTGCTGACAGTTCCAGTTAGATATTCAGTAACCATGCCGGTATTTTGAACTGCGCCGGCTTCGGCTTCTACTGTTACTACTGGGGCAACACCAGATTGACCGCCAGCGGATGTAACAAGCGATGGCACGCTAATAGTCATACCTGAAGCAGGCAGGGTACCTTGGCTACACGCATCTATTGCTGGAGTACCGAATCGAGTATTTGTTACGAATTCTGACAAATACTGTGTTGGATTAAATGCTGGATTCGTAGAAAATGAATCATCTGCAGCAGCAATGAAAAGACGAGATTCATCTGATCCTAAAGCTGCTTTAATTTTATGCTCTGTGTACTTCGCCATTGAGTCGATCGGTGAACGTACTGAGGTGGTTATATAAGGTGTAGCTGTTACAGGACGTGAGGCTTCTACTGTTGGAGTATCTGCCTCTGCCTTTGTTTCGGTTGGCTCGGGATTTTTGTCCACAGTAGCCTCGCTTTCTGTTTCGGTTGGAGTTGCTTCTTGTTCTGTTTCGCTTTCGCTAGCAGCTACTTTAGTAACGATTGCATCGGCATACGCCGGGCTTTCGACTAAAGAAACTTCGCGCATAATGGCACTGGATACGACCAGGACACCATCTTTATCTTTCTTAGCTTTAACCACGTCTACACCGATACTTAATGAACTTACTAAGTCCTCGGCAGCTAAGGTTAAATAATCTGTACCTTTTTGCGACGCGCTAACTTTGAAGGTACCGTAGATTTTATCCTGGGTAACTTGGAAAGATTGCGCACGACCAATCGGATCATTTTGTGAATGCTGAGCTAATAATTTTATTTTACGTGCATCTGGTATTTCCACCGATCCACTTTCAAACTTTACAGGCCCGGCTGAAGTATTACCGATGGTATTAAAAGGCAATACGACACCGCTAATTAATCTACGCCCGGTATCTGAGCTTTCGATTTGACTCGAAAAGGTTAGCTGTATATTTTCGATTTCCATTATTCTCCTAGTTCATTTCCTGGCGATAATTCTGTTTCCTCTTCCATTTCATCTTCTGGCATTTCCATACTGTCATCAGATTCCCGGCCTTCTGGAGTTAAGTCTTCCATTTCTTTAGCGTCGTCTAAATCAATTAAGCCAAGGTTTAACATTTTCTCTAATACGTCTAACCTGGCCATTGCATCGGCACGTAAAAAAGTGTCATCTACTGCAAAGCGGACCACGTTATTATTGGCCGTCATATCATTCATTGACAGGCGATTTTCTATGGCAGAAATATAAGGCTGCAGCGTGTAAGCTAAAAATTCTTTTCTGGAATCTAGGATATTTTGATACGTCATCGAGTTATTCATATCGGCTGACAGCATCCACGCCGGGACTCCGAAAAGACGGCAGATTTGCGTCGTAAGGAACTGTTGCGACTCATTATAGGTCATGTCCTTAGGACTGAATGATGTCGGTTCGTAAGATAAAGTAGAAGTTAAATATGCGGTACTTCTATTTTGTCTAGCTGCCTTCCAGGCTGCTAACAATCCGCTAATTTGTTGCTCAGGTAAATCTGCGCCGGTGTTTTTGATGTAACCGGTCGGCATTGGTGTAGCTGCACTAACCGCTGCCGCTTTTTCTAAATCTAATGCTGCTTGGATGGTTCTGGCACCGGCCTGCAAAATACCTGCGCCATTTAATCCTTGGAAAGTAATCAGCGAGCCTAAACCTGACATCGGGGCGCGGATTCCATCGACGTAGTACTCCTCAATCTCCGTGCCAAATTTATTAGTTGTAAATGTAACTCGGTTATTAGCTACCCATTCGTAACGTGAACCTCTACCGTCATCTGCATATTGTTCGACAATACGCCAGTACGCTAAATTATAGAAAGCAAGGCTATCAACAGTCCAAGCCATCGTAACGCTTCGCGGTTGCCTGTAATCTGGTTGGTCTAGCCATAATGGCTTACCTAATTCTTCGCCAGTAGTTTTTCTGTATAGTTCTAAATCAAGCGATGCAATAACTCCGGCGATTAAGTTACGACATCTGGATACGGCCGGGACCATCATCGCGACATCTCGATTAATTGCACCAATGCCCAATGAGCTAGATCCAGTATTAAAGTAACCGTAGCCGTAAGTCGTATCCATTACGGCTGGCGCGTATTGCGCAGTAATTTTAGGGGTCGGCTCAGTTGCCGGTGTACCGCGTAAGCCTAAAGTTTCTAGTAATCCCATAGATACTATTTTCCTCTAATAGTCAAGCATATTTAGGGATTTCGTGGTGCGTGTCTAGCTGTATATTTGTGCCTCGGCAGGTGGCTCAGTTAATACGTGGATTACCATAGCTAACCCGATAGCAATATCTACAGGCCCTGCTGATTTACGTCTTACGATTCTCCAGGAGCTGTCATTGGTTTTGGCTGCGCAGTTGGTTAGGTGATTTATTAAAATGTCCTGGCCACTATGTACCATACGTTTATTACTCATCGCTTCGTGCATTTCACCGCAAGCTTGATAAAATTGCTGGCCACTAATATCCCGGACGGCAACGCCGGACCTTTCTAACCTCGTCGCAATGCTCTGGGTGGTGTACTTGTCGTAACAGACCACTCTAGGGAAATAGATATCGCACCATTTCTTAATGGCTGCAGCCACCTGTAGTTCATCGACCGATACTTGGCTATAAAAGGTTTCTAAGACCGCTACGCCGATCTTTCCGCTAGGGGTTATCTGACCTAACACCAGCGACGCATCGCGCCGGCTAGGGCTAACGTCGAACGCCATAACGGTAAGCGGTCCCGGGGTTAGTTGCAGGGTTTTGTCAGAGGTATCTTCTATGCTGCCGTGAGGCCAGGGACTAGCTAAGCTCGAAATCCACTGACACAGCGACTCGGTTCGAAAATCTTCGATTGTATTTACAGCTAGCGACTCCTCGATGGATTCCTCGGTTATTAGGGTACCCAGGCTCGGATTAGCTAAAGCCCAGCCTTTACGATCGGTAACGGCAGCAAACTCAGGGGCGGAGTATTCGTAGAAGCCTAAACTTTCCGGCGGGTGGCTTAAACATTTTTCACGCAGGTTATTTAGCACCTCGCTGAATGCATCGCCACTATTGGAGCTAAAGTAACTCTGGGCATTGGGTCTAGCCCGGGTAACTGGCAAGGCTGCACCATACGCCTCAGGGTTTATTTCTCGTAACTCATCAATCCATAAGAAGTCGGCGGTACGTCCACGGCTACCGTCCCTGGTACTGGCTACTACGTCTAACCGGCCACCGCCGTACTTAGGCAGTATCTCGATCGACTCGGTACCGTTAGCAAATCGGATTTGTTTTAGCATCGGGCGCAGGTAATCGCTACTTTCAAATAAATACGCAATATCTCGGAAGTTAGTCAAAGCCATTCCTCGATTGCTGCTCATTATTAGCTGATTCTTTTCGCCGAACAGTACAAGGCCTGAAATGGCGCGCATTCGACCTATATGCGATTTTCCATTCTGTCTGGCAGCTAATAGGAGTATAGATTTGCGTATAAAGTTTTCGTTACCGTCTACGGCTAGCATGTCGGTCAAACACCACCGCTGCCATTCAAGTAAAGGCACTCCGATAGCTGTAGCAAGGTCTGCGACCTCGGCAATCCGGGATTTGGCCTTTAACACCGGACTATGAAGCCTAGGTTCAACCGCCCCAACAAGGGGCTGGCTAGCTTTACTACGCATCTAGATCAAATCTGATCGGGCTGGCCGAAAGCCGGACCACTATGGACCGTACTGACCGTTATCGGGGAGGTATTGCCTCG